GACAAGGACCGCGAAACGAAGCTGGCTGTTGCCGAAGTGATGACCAAGGCGCAGAACCTTTCCGAACGCCTGTCGGCCGTCGAAGAAATTATGAAGCAGTTCCACGATCAGGCCCACGAAGTAGCTATGCAGGCGCAACAGCAAGGCCACGAAAAGGATATGGCTGCTCAAGCGGCAGCTACCTCACAGCAGTCTCAGCAGGCCGACCAAGCCCACGATGTGGGAATGGCCGCCGTGAGTCAGGCTCAATCGAATCCAGATGGGAATTCAGGAGCAAATCAATGAGTGAAGACGTTAGTAGGGCCGCAGAAACGTCGGCTGCGGCGATAGCAGAACCCGAGTTAAACCCAGCCGATCAGTACACCTGGTCTCCAGCGCAACGGGAACACTGGAATGAAACTGGGGAAGCGCCGGAACCGCCGAAGAAGAAGCAGGAATCGGAGCCTGCCGCCACGCCCGCGAAAGAGGCGAAGTCCGAGCCGGAAGGCAAAAGCGCAGCGGAATCGGAGACCGCTTCTAAGCAGGGGAAAAAGGAACGCAGGCCAGGAGAGAAACTGAGTGCCGAAGAGCGCATTGCGCAACTAACGGCCAAGGTTCGGGAAATGGAAGAGCGTGAGCGGTCACGCATCGCGGAACCGAAACCGCCAGACCAGAAAGCCGAACCGGCCCAGCAGATTGACGCTCCCAAGCGTCCCAATCCATTCACGTGGAAAGGGACTGCTGAGGAGTATGAAGCTGCCATGGACTCATGGGAGGGGCATCAAAAATCCCTCGCCGTCCAAGAATTCCAGCGCAATGAAGCAGCCCGCGCGCAAAACCAGAAATTGCAGGGGCAGCTTGATGAGGTCAAGGCGAAGTATCCAGACGCCGAGGACAAAATCAAGGCCACCTTTGCCAGTTTCTCAGAAGTTCAATTTCCTGGCGTGATTCGCGCGATGTTGGACGATTCCGAATGCCTGCCGGAACTGATGTATGTGCTGTCCGATGAAAAAACACGCAGCAATTTCATCGAAACGGCCGCTAAAAATCCCGGCAAGGCTATTCGCGTGTTGGCGCAGATGGAGGCTGATATTAAGCAGTCTGCGTCACCCGAGACCGCCGAAGCGACAAGCGAGCCAAAACCTCCTGCTGAACCGAAACCACGCGCACCGAAGCCGCCCTCCGAAGTGGGAGGACGCGGCACCGCAGCCGAAGATGAGCTGCATTCGGCAGCGAAAGCCAACGATTTCCGCACTTTCGAGGCGGAGCAAAATCGTCGCAAGTTCGCCAAGGCGAGCTAGCAGAGAGGATTGGACCTAAATGGCTAATAATTTTGCCACTACCAATTGGGTTAGCATGAAAATCCTCTGGTTCTTCAAAAACTCTTACGAGGTCGCTGCGCAGTTCAACAGCGATTGGGAATCAGAGTTCAGTAAGGCTTTCCCCATCGGATCGCAAGCGCAAATCAAGTTCCCGCAACAGTGGCTTGTGACCCAGGGGCTGGCCTATCAGGAGCAGGGAATCAATCGGCTGGTGACGACCGTCAATCTGGACCAGATTCGCGGCATTCACTTCGCCTGGGATTCCTACGAACGCCTCGTGAAGATGGAGCGTTCGGAAAAAGAACTGGAAGAGTCTTACCTGTATCCCGCGGGGCAGCAGCTTGCCCAGCAGATCGACTCCGATGCCGCTGATTGGGCGCGTCTCAACACGCCCAATGTCGTCGGCGCACTCGGGACCGATTCGACCACCATCGACTTCGCCCTGCAAGCGGAACAAACGTTGTTCGCATACGCCTGCCCGCAAGGGGATGACAGGTATCTCTGTCTGACTCCGCAATTGATGCGCAGCTACGTAAAGAACAACGTGACTCAGTTCAACCCGCAGAAGGCTATCTCCGACATGTACCGCAAGGGCGTGATCGGCGATGCGGCGGGCTGGAAGTGGGTACGCTCCAATTCGCTCAAGAAGCAAACGGTTGGCACGGCTCCTTCGCACGCCACTACCGTTACTGGCGCAGGGCAGTCGGGTGGATCGTTGACTATCATCGGGACTGCTGCGGACACGATTCAGCCGGGCGACAAGTTCAACATCGCCGCAGTGAATGCGGTCAACCCAGTCACTCGTGAGCTAAACGGACTCGGCCTAAAGCAGTTCGTCTATGCTGGTCAGGCTCCGTTCGTCCTCACGGGCGGCAATGACATCATTCCGATCTACCCGGCGATTTTCGGCCCTGGCTCGCAGTATCAGAATGTGGATGCCTTGCCCGCAGACACGGCGGCATTGACCTTCTGGCCCGGCACCGCCAATCCGTCCGGCGTGACTGGAACTGTGTCTCTTGGCTTGTCGAAGTACGCCTTCGCCAAAGCCTTCGGGAAGTTCGAAAACCCCGAAGCGGTGGAGAAGGCGGAACACGCCGAGGACCCGGAAACAGGAGCGAACATTGCCTTCGTTCGCGCCTGGGATCAGTTCAACCGGAAAATGACCAACCGTTTTGATATGTGCTACGGCTTCGGCAATCTGCGCGCCGATTACTCTTCGGTAGCCGTGGCAGGGAGCTAACCGAACATGAAAAACTTTACCAAAACACTCATGGGCGTGGCGCTGTTCTTTCTGGCAGCGTCCGCTAGCTTTGGGCAGACAAAGTTGACCGCTACCAGCCTTTCAAGCGCGGTCACTTCATCTGCCACTTCCGTCACGCTCGGGTCGGTCACCGGCGTCACCGCGAACACCATTCTTTTCATCGAGGACGGCACAAGCGGAGGCAGCGGCCAGTATGCCGGAAGGCCGGAAGCCATGTTCGTAGTCAGCGTACCCGCTTCGGGCACAACTGTTCAGGTACAGCGAGGCTACGACCAAACCCCTCCTGCAGCTCATATTTCGGGAGCCGTGGTGCTCTTAGGTCCAGCTTCCGCTTTCCATGAAAACGAACCGACAGGATCATGCACGGCGACGGCTATCGGTTACACGCCGTACGTGAATCTGCGCACTGGAAACCAGTGGCTATGCAGCACGATCAAGAATAGCTGGGTTCCGGGTTGGTTCAATGTTTCAGCCCCGGCTGGCGTGTCTGCGGCCGTGGCTTCGGTAGCTGGCGCGACCAATCCGAGCGGTCCTTTGTTCCACGTTACAGGAACGAATGCGATCACCGCTTGGGGTTCAAGTACTACGGTTGGTCCATTGGGAGCGGGCGGAAGCCACACGGACGTAATCGGCGCGTCTTTCTGCGTCATTCCCGATGCGGCTTTCACCACCACAGCGACCAATAACATCGCCAAGGCTTCAACCGCCGTGGCGAACCAAGTGATGTGCTTTACGTTCGATCAAACTAACAGCAAGTACGTCGCCTCGTATTAGAACAATCAACGGGGAGCGGTCTCTCGGGGCCGCTCCCTAGAATTTGAGAGGAGCAATATGCCTTACACCGTTGACGTAGAAAAAATGAGCGACCGGCCGGGAAAGCCTGCAATACCCTCGATGGACCCTGCCAAGCCGCCCGTCAAGGCAATCCCGTTCATGGAGTTCCCGAAGGTGGTTTACATGCACCCGAAGGAGGCTTATAGGGTGGTGATCCATCGCAACGCGCAGCATGAGATCGTTGAGCAAGAACACATTCCTTCCGAGCACCTAACCCGGGTTGTAGCTGACGCGAAAGAACTGACAGCAGCGCTCAAAGAAGGCTGGGTCAAACAGCCTTACATCGCGCAACCGCCTCCCGACCCGAACGCGCATCTATACGACCGCGCCTAAATGCCGATCCCGGTCCCCGCACCAAGTTTTCAGCCCATCAGCACACTCGAACTGGTTAAGTCTGCCATGTTTGAAATCAACTATCTGGCAGCGGGCGAGAATCCGAGCGCGGAGGACGCGGCATGGGGATTGCAGAAACTCCAGAGGCTTATTGACAAGCTTAATGCTGTGCGGCAGGCGATCTACAGCGTTCTGTTTTCCGAGTTCTCGCTGATTGCCAATCACGCACCGCACACGATAGGGCCGGATGGGGATTTTAATGTCACCCCTCGGCCCGTCAGGATTAGCTCAGCGGCGTTCATCCTGAATGCAGGAATCACCGGAGCGGTCGATTCTCCCATCCACATCCGCGACAAGGATTGGTGGGCCGCGCTGCCCGTAAAGAATCTCACCTCTTCGATTTCTACAGACCTCTACTACAGTCCAGACATGCCTTTAGGGAACTGCAATTTCTGGCCGATTTGCGATATCGCCAATCCTGTCAGGCTGCAACTGTGGTCCAGCATCATAGTGCCACTGCAGCTAGCCGACCTGCTTTCCTTTCCGCAGGGATATTGGGACGCCATTGTTTTGAGCTTGGCGGTGGAGATGTGCTCCGCGACGGACAAGGAACCGACTCCTACGCTGGCTCGCAGGCAAATGGATGCTATGCGCATCATTATGGGAAACAACGCGCTACCGCCGCGGATTCGCACAGACAACAGCATGCCGAACTCAGGAGGGGCCGGGAGGCCAGACTTCGATTTCCTGACGGGCCTCAATGACAACTAGACATGGCTAGATTCGGTTTCTGCGGCCCCGCATATACCAGCCAAAGCGTCACTGCCGACTGCCAGAGTTGCATCAATTTCTATCCCGAGGCGGACGAATCTGGAAATGGCAAATCGGCTCTCGTGCTGTACCCTGCGCCGGGCCTGAAGCTGTTCGTTGACCTGGGCGGCAACCAAGTACGTGGACAGATCACTTTCAACGGCCGCACCTTTGTGGTTGTAGATTCCACGTTTTGGGAAATATTCGCCAATGGGAGCTCGATTAATCGCGGCATCGTCGCTCAGGACTTGAACCTCGTGGACATGGCCGCAGGTCCGAATCAGATTCTAATTGCCAGCGCCGGACTGATGTTCGTTTTCGATCTGACAACCAATGTCCTGACTGCGCTAGACCCAGTGACTA